GTTTCTAACTCCCCGACAGCGGACATGATAGCGTTCTCTTCACTTAGAAAACCGAGCCTACCTTTGAATAGAAATAAACTAGAAATCTTTCGTCCAACAAAAGTTGGATTTGGATTTGTTTTAGAATCTCCTACTTCTCTCTCAGGCCAAAGGTGTTCTTTAAATGTAAAAGTACCGTCTGGGTTTCTTACCAATACGTGAGGCATAGTAGTTGAATCGAGTTCTTCTCTAGCATCATAACCAACTGCCTCAACCCAAACGCCGTTTTCATATTCTACCCAATAGTCCTCAGTAGTATCATTTAAGTTACCTTTAATTTGTACTAATCGTCCTTGAGCTTCTGATGGTGGTAATTTATCAAAAGATTGAATTCTGCTTGTAAAAGCTTCCATAGCGTTACCGCCAAATTGGTCTAATACTTCTATGGTTGCATTAGCGGGACAAGTGAATGACATCACAGGTCCGTATTGTGTCGCGTCAGCATATCCCCTGCTTATCGCGTCAGCTTTTAGTTCAGCAGCAATTGCAGATGTACCTTCAAGTGCTGTTGATGCTGTAGTGTTATCGTTTGTAGCTGTGGTTGCCGCTAGAACACCGTTAATATAAACAGCATATGTTGTAGAAGCCACGGCTCGTTTGATAAACACAGATGCTTGAGTGGATGGATCAGCTCTTGTATCGACGATCTCACGGGTTTCAGCGGTCTTTTCAGTGTTAAGTACAAAGGTTGTATCAGCAACTGTTACAAACCTAAGTTTTTTCCACATATCTGTTGTTGGTAAATAAGTCTTACCATCTGGAAAAGCAACTGTCAGTCTATTACCGTCAGTATCGTAAACTTCGAGATCACCTGAACCACCGATAACAATATATCGTTCTGTGAAATCCCTATTAATGACGTGTACAGCTGTTGTATCTGCATTAGACATTGATGAACTAAGCTGTCCTACAAATTCTGTTGGAGGTCTTTTCTGCAAACCCGCAACAACTGACGGATAAGCGTTTTTCATAGCTTCGCCTGATGTTCGTAAGCGTTGCGGTGCGGGCTGTTGTGAAACCCCACTGATTAAATTAGAAACTGTGGTTGAAACTAATGACATTTGCTGCCTCTCAATATTCTGTACGTGAAAGGATGTTATAAACTGCTCTATTACCTGTGAGCATATTATTGTCTTCGACTTCCATGTTTTCAGCGAGTAATGATGCTCTTGCCATATCTTCATCAGCTATGTTGAAGCTCGATACCGCGCCTGATCCCATTACACGTTCTTGATAGATACGTGCTGATCTGATTGCTATATATCTTCGGCACATTTCTGGTAGTTCTTCAAACCCTAAGGCTACAACCATATCAACTGTGACGCTAGATTCGAATGAATAAGTGTGGTTTCTTCGATCATACAATAAGCGACCACGCGCAACCAAATCTTTATCTTGATCTTTATCTACTGTATCGATTGATAAAATGTTTGCTGGAAGAACTAAGTTCTCAGCTGTATTTGGTATTAATGTGTATGCAATTTCGGTGTTCCAGTAAAAACCGTGAGCCTGTACTTCTCTTGTTACCTGTCGAACAAGGTCTCTAGCAAGAGCGGCGTCAACGGTGGTGTTTCCTGTAATAGCACTCACTGGAGACTCACCAATGTTTGCAAGGCAGACGTTGACAGCTTCAAGTTCTGTCGTAGGTGTCAGTAGTGTTGCCATGAGTTTTTCCTATAATGTAAAAAAGGACCCCTCTAGATTTCCAGAGAGGTCCATAAGATTTATGCAGTAGCATTTCGTAGTTCGATGATGCACTCAGGGCGCAATACACCGTGGCCTACAGCCATTTTAGAAATAGCAAGCGTACCTTGGCGACGAATGTCGTATTCCATTTCAGTAGCCATATCCATTAACTGGACTGTACCGAGTGCTTGTTTCTGAATGATCAATGCTTTTGTTGTTTTAGTAGTGTCAGTTGCATTAATTGCGTATTTAGACGCGAAGTCTGGGAACGCAGACGCTGACGTGTGATCAACAACTAAGTTATTTGATTTGATGATTGTCATTCCAGCAACGCGCATAACTGTACCGTCTGAATATGAACCATTCGCACCGAAATCACGGTTGATTAGTTTATCTTCTTGTACAAGTGCATAGTAAGTTGCAGGTGATACAATCACATAACGCTCGTCTTCAGGAACGTTAGCTGTATCAAGCGCAGCAGCGGCATCGTAGATACCTGTTACTAGTTGCGTTGTAGTGATGTTTGTACCTAAATCTTCAGACGCGGCATCACCTTGACCTGCAATACCTGCACCTAGACCACCTGGATCACGCGCAGCTTTAACAGCCATAGATAGCAAGTTGCGATCATATGTTTGTGCAAGAGCTTGACCCATTTGCTTTGAATATTCAGCGCGAACATCATAATGATTTTTCGCTTCATCAATTGAACTGATGAATGTGTTAGCAATCAACAGATCGTCGATTGTGATTACTTTCTCAGCGTGTTCGATGTTGTTACCGAGAATTTCAGCACCCGCAGTGTGGTATTCCGCAATAGTTTTAGCAATTGCTGGAAATTGTGCTGATTTACCGTTATTAATTGAACGGATACGTGTTTTTTCTTTCATCACAGTTTGTGAATTGAAAGTAGACATGACTTCACCTGAAAATACTTTCAGAAAGAGTGCATCAGTTGCACCTGTTAAGCCCGCCTGTCCCAATCGGGATGGATTTGCATTAGACATTTTATTTCACCTTGGAAAAGAGTTTAGATTGTTAGGTAATTCTCTAACGTGCCTCGCGCTCTTTCCGATAAGGTTATCCCTCGTAAGGGGCCTCAACGTAATTAATTGCTTTGGTTGAGTTAGATGAAAAAAAGTGAATACCCGTGGCCGTTGGATATTCATGTTTTCGCCACCCACTAATAAGCGGCGTGGTGAAGGAAGCCCTAAGGCTCCCTACTTCTTAGCCCTGTTAGCAGAGCTAGTCATAATTTTTAAGTTTGTTTTAGAGTTGTTAGTTGCGTTGCCATCAGAATGATCAATATCTTTACCTGCAAGTTTTGATTTGCCGTGTTTTGAAATCATCATCCTTCGCGCTTTATTACGCGATACACGCTTCTTAACTTGTTCAGGACGAGCCTGATATTCTTTATCATAGTCTGAATAGACCCGTCCTGATTTACTCATGATTTTTTCCTATAGAATGTTAGAGCGAGCTAACTTGTTTTCGACTTGTTGCCTAAATGCAGGGTCGTTTTAATACGCAGGGTTTTGCATATCAGACATTAATTGCTGAACGCTATCATAAGAACCACCCCCGCCGCCTGACAGACTGCCAGATAGGTTTCGAGATGGCTCCATTCCTTCACTGGCATCACGTCGAGCAGAAACCGCTCGCACAGCCATTTGAATTGCATTGAAATCATTGGTGTCCATAATCTGATTGAAGTAATCAATTTCGCCATCTTCTAGGTTATCAGCTGCCCATGAGGTTAACTGTTCGTAACCTTCGGCACCGCCTACCTCATTGATGATTGAGCCTTTACGTGTCTCCACCATACTAAGTTGGCTCTCGATGTAGCTATCCACGATCTCTCTTGGAATACCTGCTTCCTCAAGTCTACTATAACTTGCATCACTGAGATCACCCTGAGACCAGAATTCATCTGAAAGTGCATCGTAATCCACTCCCACACCATCTAGGTCTTCACGTATTTCTTCCTCTTGAGGAGCCTCAGGTTCTTCATTAGAACCCATACGCTGTTCTAGCTCAGAATAGGCTTGTGCCATATCTGAAGCAGAATTGAACTTTTCTGGAAGCCATTCAGGTCGTTCTTCACTACCTTCTGTTTCCGTATTTGAGTCCATTTCCATAGCTTGTTGTTCTAAGCTAGGTCCTTCTGTTTCATTTGAAGTATCGATCACAACTTGTTCGACCATGTGTTATTCACCATTTCCTGCGACAATATCACGGACTGCACCTGCACCTTCTTTAGCAACAGGTCCTGTAGCGGCCTTGGCCAACTCCATCATCTGCGCTTGTTGCATTTTCTGCATCTGTTCTTGTCGTTCTTGTTTCATTTGTTCTTCAGATTTAATCAGACCATCCATATCAATGCCCAATGCAGTTCCAACGCGAGTAATATAATCACTAACGTTCATGAACTGTGAGACAGCCTGAGGACCTAGTGGAGTAAGAGCTTGTAGGAACATCGAATATTTATTCATGTCATGTCCACGCCCTAGAGCTTCTAGACCCGTAACGATTGTAGGGTTAGCCACGCCTTTTGGAAGTTGTGGTAACTTTTTCTTTTTGATCATTCTCGCAATAATGCGATTAACTAGAGGTAACTGGAATTCTTGGCTTAAAATAGAATATACACCACCTAGTGCGTCTTCTAATTCACCTGCCATATATCGAACCTCTTCAGCTGTCACACGTTCACCTGCTCGTTGTATCGCAGAATTCATGAGGAAAGCGTAAGACAAACGTTCTGTAATAATACCAACAGTTTGTGAAGCAATAGACATATCAGCTTGTTTTTGCACCTGAAGAGTTGAAACTTCAGCCGCATTTCCTGATACGATACCACCGTTATCGGCTTTAGCAATATCACGCGCTCTTGTGGTTCCATTTGGAGCCACCATAAAGACAACTTTTGCAGATACAGCGGATGCTTCTAATACTGCTTTAGATAAACCTTCTAATGATATTAGATCACCAATGTATTCTTCAACATAAGAACGGCCATAGTCTTCACCATCAATGCGTGTCCACCTAAGAGGTAGCATCGGGGCGCGATCTAACGGGTACTTACCTTGTGATTTAGGAACGATCATACCTTCTATCTCTTGATAAAGTATGTATTTATCGTTTTCACGATACATCTTCGTAAATATGTTTATTTCGTCAGTTTTGTTGGTGTTTCCTTCACTAGGAAGATCACCTTCTTTTGACATTAACATTTCTTGTATGTCTTGTGGCAGAGTAGCCCTAGACATGGTTTCTTTTACGATAACCTCAATAATTTCACCCATTGGGTCGCGTTTAACTACATATCGGCTTAACGGGAAGACCCGCGCACCACCCTCAGGAGGTAAGTATAGTAAAACGTTACCCGCAACGATCAACTGCTTTAATGCTTCAAATATAGGTGATCGCATACCAGAGTTTTCAATCTCTGTCATAACTGCACGTTCATATTTATTTAAAGCTTCATCAACCTTCGCCCGTGCGCCATCAGTCTGTGCAAGCTCTTGAATCGTAAAATCGTCAAGACGCATTGCAAAGAACGGGGCGTTTGGTGGGAGAAGACTAAGCAACAATTTAGAAGCAAGGTTATTCACACCACGCGCACCTACACCTTGGTAAGGCGTATATAGTTTACTGGATGAACTGTGACCCTCTTCGGGAACCAATGAAGGTATAGTAAGCTTTGCGGCTTCCCTTGCTCTTTCTAAATATGTCGTTCTGAGTGAAGAGGCGTTTTCGTACTTTTTATCACAATCTTGGCCTTTATGCACGATACCACTCTCCTATTAATAATTTGATTTGTTAGAACCTTGAACAACTGCACCTAATGACGCTGTGTCATTACTAGCTGAATATTGGTTGTTCTTTTTAATTTTGTAAGCTTTGAAACCTGCTGATTTTCCATCAAGTCCCGCCGCCTCTTCATCTGCATCACTCAACACAGGGA